CGTCTACTTCGCCCCTTATAAAGTACACTTCTTTACCACTTATATTTTGTAAATGCTCAAGTAACGCTTCGCCATGTTTTATATGATTGACGAGAATTAGACTGTTATTATCCAATTTAGTTAATAACTTTTGCAAAAATAAATTTCTACGTTCACTCTCATAAATAAAATCTAATTCAGCTCTATAGCCATTAACGCCATCGTAGACAGGACTATGCTTATAGCTAATATTAATAATTTTTATCTCAACATTTGCTAAGTAATCTTCTACTCGTAACTCATAGCTCGACTTCTCGTATATAACTGGACCTAACTTACCAATAATTGACCATTTATCTAAATTATCCTCTGGTAAAGTACCTGTAAATCCGTACTTGTTTGGTGTTATTATCTTGGATATTATCTTACTAATCTTATTACTCGATTTTATCTTGTGACACTCATCAACTATCAGTAGATCAACATACTTCATCCAATCACTCTCATCGAATCGACTCTGGACTATACCTATATTACATATAACCACATTTGCAGTAAGGTCAGGCTTCATCTTACCCGTCCATTTAGTCAACTTAAAGGTAGTACCGCAATTCATAAACTCATCATATGTCTGAGTTACAAGTCCTAAGTCAGGTACTAACACTATACACTTAAACGTATCCTTATCTTTACAATTCTGAAAGTAGTTTTCTATAAGAGCGGCTGTAGTGAAGGTCTTACCTGCACCAGTTCCGAGAACACAAGTACCTCTACCTAACTTAAGAGCCTTTTTAATTACATCCTCTTGATACTCCCTCAAGTTAAATGCAAAATCTTTGTATAGTGGATTGTTATAGCCTACATTTAAGACTGACTTTAGATTATCAGTAATATTAACGTCAATATTAATTTGCTCTTGTATAAGGTATTGTCTAATTAGCCAATATAGACCTAACTCACATGATCCGGTTGCAGTTATAGCATACTTACGCCTAGGCGCGAACCTCGAGTAACGCCTAGCGAACCTAGCGGCAGTATTTTCTACAGAAAAGTTCTCTCTAATCTTTTCAAACAACGATGTATCGCTGCAAGTAAACTTTAACTTACCGCTTGACTTAACAATATCAAAATTAATCATAATTGTTCCATTTTTTGTATTTCAACGATATTTTTAATCTCGTATCCCATCTGCGACATTATTTTCTCTACTTTTTCAAGATATTCAATAATGTGATTTAAGCCGTATATCTTATCGTTAATCTCAGCAAGGCTATTATGATTTTCTGCTGCAGTCTCAGCAGTACTGTTTGTAATTTTTACCGGCGAATCACGGATTACTTGTTTAACTATCTCCTTTTTAAGAGTTTTCTTCTTCTTTATAAGCCTATTCTTTTCAATCTTAGCTTCGATGAGCCGAGCCACCCAGTAATGCTTACGGGAAGGTAATCTCATTTGTTGATCTTTTACATTAAAATCGTCAAGTACTAAATCCTGTCCTACCTCTTCAATGTATCTTTTTAATCGATCATCCACAAAGGTAGTATAAATATAAATATGCAAGAATCAAGAGGTAAATTTGAATCTCAGTTCTTTAAACTAATATCTGAGGATTTAGCAGAGGAGAGTATGTCTGTTGGAGGCGGAGCTCTTGGTCCAGCTGCGCAAGGTGGTAAGAGTTTTAATCCGGATGGTCAGATTGACTCCGGAGACACTTATGCGCCTGGTGATGCAAGAAACCTAAAAATGTTAGGTGGTGTTCAAACCAGAAGTGGTTCTGCATCTAAGAAAAAGAAAGATAAGAAGAAGAGGGGTATAGATGGTGTATTCTTAACTGGCGAAGAAGGTGAGGAAGAAGGACACTCTGAGCACGAAGAACAAAATAATGGCTGATCTAGGACATTGGCAGGGATTACTTACAGAAGACACCATTCCGTACGGTTTTATATACGAGATAACAAATCTCACTAATAATCGTAAGTATATTGGCAAGAAGCAGTGTCAATCAGTGCGTAAACGACCACCTCTTAAGGGTAAGAAGAATAAACGGCATCAAATCGTTGAAACTGATTGGAGAACGTACACATCTTCCTCAAATGAGCTAAATAAAGACATAATTAAGCTTGGAAAGGATAAATTTAAGTTTGAAATACTAATAAGTTGTGATAGTAAATGGGAACTCTCATATAATGAGATGAAGCTACAAGTAGAACGTGAAGTCTTACTAAAAGATGAATACTACAATGGAATTATCAACGTTAGAATTGGAAAAAGAAGACGATAGTGTAAGAGGTTACACTTTTGTTAATTTAAACCGTCTCTTAGAAGCATCTTATAATGAATACCAGTTATATATAAATGAGAACGAGCTTAAGTTAACTAAAAAGGAACAAAAACGATTAGGGGTACATTTTATAGCATCTAAGATCATTGAGGTCTGTTCATATAGTGATACAAAAAAATGGTTTTACTACAAAATCAATGAAAGTATTGAAAACACACTAGTAAAGCAGTTATTTAACTCGTTACCAACTAACATAACATACGGGGATATGTCCTTTAAGCAGTTTTTAGATGATAGGGATTATAGTTCTTTTACTAGTAAGGATGTTTCAAAGGTGAGTTATGAAAAGTTTAGCAGATTTTTACATTCTAATGGTCTACTTAAGCTTGTTAACAAATTACACCTAAATTTAAATATAAAACTATCATTACTTCCATAAATATAAACATGAGCAAATTTCTTGATCTAGTTGTTGAGAGTACACCGAGTGAGGGTAAGGGCCCATTTACGGTAGAATATAAGGATGTTGAAGGTAACTTAATGGCCACAGCAATAATACCAGATAACGTCGGTTCTTCTTACGATAATTTTATTAAATTCGTTGAATCATCTGGAGGTAAATTAAATGTTGAGGATGCTGAAATGTCGATGAGTGATGCAATAGGAGCCGTAGCTGGTATACCCGATCAGGGGTTGAAAAAGAATTTAATGAGCCCTACTGCTAGAGCGTTAACAGGTGCTAAAAAGAATATGGCCAAGGCTGCTAAGAATATTTCCAAAAAAATGCTAGATGCTTCAAAAACGATATGAAAACGATAAAACTAATTGAAAGCTATTATAAATTATTAGAGCAAGATGATGTAGAGGGAGCAGACGCTGAAGTAGATGCTACTGAAGTGGAAGCTGAAGTACCTGAAGAGGCTCCGGTCTTAACTACAGAAGCAGAAATATATCTTACAAAATTAGCTGCTCTTGCGTTTTCTTATTCACCTACACCGGAAGAAGAGAATTTAATTAACACCCTATCACAAGAATACGGTCAATCAGAGCCTAAACGCGTTACAGATCAGATACAAGATTTGTTGCAATCTTCTAATCAGGCACTAGAACAGGAATTGAATGAAGTATAAATCATTACAGCAAGTATATGGTGAGAGTGTTCGTGGTAATGTACCTCCACGTAGGCATCTTCGAATGTTAGGTGAGGAAGTTGAAGAGACCTCTAATGATGATGTTGATATATCTGAAATTAAAGACGAGATTAGGCAAGCGATTGATAGTTTAAGTTTAGATGATGCCAAGGAGGCTCGAAAATTACTTGCACAGATCTATAATTTCCCTACATATAAACATGTTAAGAGAAAATTAGGAGATAAGGGCTACAACAAGTTAATATTTAAAAAGTTTAGTTCTGATGTTCAGCGGTTAATAGAAGATATACCCCCTGGTAGTAGAGATCAATTTTTAGCATACTTACAGTCACCAGAAAATGAGTTGGTATTTCCAAAAAACAAAAGTACAGGTAAATTATCTGATTTATTAGGAGATAGGTTAGACTATAAATTAGTAGATTATATTATGAGGCATACAGGCCAAGACGAAGGAGGTCGCGGTGTTGGTATGGGTGAGCTTGCACTTGCCTTAATATTTAAAAACTTAGGTGCAGGTGGTCAGAAGAAAAAGACTAATGTAGCCGCCGCGGAAAAAGCAAAGGATGAGGCTGTTGCAGAGTTTCAAGCTAATGTCGGTAGAACAGGTTATGGTAGAGATACGGTTAAAGAGAGAATAGCCGGTTCAAATTTAGATAAATCAAAATATGACAATGATTATACCTACAATTTGGATAAGGCATATAACGATTTGTTTATTGCAACTGGTGAAAAGGTAAAAGGTGATCTAGAGATAGATGGAGAGGAGTTTGAGATTAAGGGAGAAGGTGCTACTCTAGGTGCTAGACCGAATGATATAAGTGATAAACATAAGGGTGATACTAAAAATAGTTTAGCTAAAATGGGTATTGAAGAAAAGGGTAAAGGTTATTTAGTTCAAGGCCAACAAATACCAGGTTTAAATAATTTACCGGAGGCTATATCTACAGCATATAATTTTAGTGAAGATAAAAATGCTAAAAATGCATTTGAAAATGTCTTTAAAGACTTTTTAAAGGTGAGTGGTGAGCTTGGGAGTACAGATAGATATTATAATCAATTAAACTTTGATTTAAGTAACCCTGCATCCATACAAAATGGAATAGGCTTACTTAATTTTATTGATTATGCAGAAAAGGAAGGATTTAAACATTTTATGACACATGATGTAGGTGCTAAGGGTGTAGGAGATGGTCGATATGTTTATGTTAGTGGAAGTCCAATTCAAATGGCTAAAAAATTACTAGTATCTCCAGCAAAATTTGAAAAAGTATCCAGATCAAATTTGAGACCTAGAATTGGTTTCGGAGGAACATATGCCGGGATGACGCCGACATCAGTTAACGTAGGAGAAACTGAAGATACAAGTGTTGATGAAGAGGAAGAAATAGAATATTATTAAGATGAAGAAATTTAAACTATATTTTGAGCAATACCAGCTACTAGAAGAAAACGCTAAGGGACACTTAACTCACTTAGAGGAGCTCTTACTTACAAAGGGTGAGAGAGGGTATGATGAAGCTCGTACCTATATTCTAGATCTTTTAGGTATGCTTCAAGGTAAGCATAAAAGAAAAATAAAAATGTCTGTTAAATGGGATGGCGCTCCTTTTATTATGGCAGGGAAACATCCAGATAATGGTCAACACTTTGTAGCTACTAAAGGTGCTTTTAATGTTGAGCCTGTTCTTAATTTTACAGAAGCGGATATTGACGACCCTAAAAAGAATTATCCGGCTGATCTTGAAAGAAAGCTCAAAGCAGCTCTTAAATTTACAAAACAAATGGGTATCAAAGGTCTCATAGGTGGTGATATTATGTATACTAGTCCTAGTGAGATCGATGACGCAGAGTATGATGGTGAAAAGTTTATCTCCTTTAAACCTAACACTACTGTATATGCTGTAGATAAAGATTCTGAACTTGCTAAAGAGATTAAAAACTCAGTATTTGGTATTATTTGGCATAGTGCATATTCAAAAATTGATGATAGTACTAAGAGAGCTTTATCTAATAGTGAATTTAAGCAGCTTAAAAAGGTTCCTGGGGTATGGATGGATGATGCAGAATTTACAGATTCAACTGGTAAAGTTGGTATAGATAAAGATGAAGCGAAGCAAGTTAAAAACTTAATAAAAACTGCTGACGGTATTAAAGTTAAATTTGGCCCCTTAACTAAATTTTTACCATTAGTAAACATCTATCTTAACACTGAAATTAGAAAGGGCGCATTTATTGAGGATCCAGAAGGTTCATTTAAGAACTTCTATCAGTGGTTGAGTAATAGAAACGAAACGGCTATTAAGAAATTAGTAGCGAAAAAGAGAATAGAAGTAAAAACGAATGCTAGTAAAGAGCAGTTAGCAGAATTAAAATCATTAAGTGGTGATATGATCAAGTTGTTTAAGAAGAGTAAGCTGCTACAACAAGCAAAGCAGATTTTTATTAACAAATATAACAATGCCGTCTATAATACAAAGCACTTTTTTGATAACGGTGATGGTACCTTGAGACCGTCTAACCCAGAAGGTTATGTAGCTATTAATAATGATGGAGACTTGGTTAAATTTGTCGATCGTTTGGAATTTAGTAGGGCAAACTTCGGATCCGGAAAACCAGGAGCAAAATAATGAGTAAAGATCAAGTAGCAGAACTAAGAGAAGATATAAGACTTCTAAATCAGACTATAATTAGTGAGTGTAAGGATATTCATAACAGAATAAATCCTGTCGCAGAGGATTTAAAGGTTGTGGTAGATAAAACTAACAGACACGATAAGATTATATGGGCCACTGTAGCAGGTATTATAACTGTATCTGGTATGTTTGCTAAACTTCTACTTTTACCGTAATGAAGACGTTTAAAGAGTATTTCGAGCAAGAGGAGGTTAGGGATACTGTTGGTATACTACCAGGTGGATTTAAGCCCCCTACTCTAGGACACTTTTTAGCCTTGAAGGATTTACTCGAAAAAGCTGATCGAGGTATTGTTTATGTAGGTACAGGAGCGCGTCCGCTCGATGCAGATGATCCAAGTAAAGGTGCTATAACACAACAGCAATCAAAAGCTATATGGGATATTTATAAAAAACATTTTAATAAACCTGTAGAGATTATTGAATCCCCTATTTCCCCAGTAAAAGATACTTATGATTTTGCTTTAGATAATGATAATGTAAATATTATTGTAGGTGCTGGGGGCCCTCGTAAGCTTAAGGGTGGTGGTTTTACGGATGGTGATATGAAAAGGTATGAATCATTTACTAAGAATAAAGAAAAGTATCCACATGTAGCTCTAAAAGAGATTGAATCTAAACAAGATATTAAGGGTGAAGTTGTAAGAAAGGCAATAGTGGATGATATTGATCTAGCAATAGAGAACTACTTTCCAGATGTACTTAACGAGACAGATAAAGATACCATAAAGTCAATACTTCAAGCATAAATATACACATGAGTAAGAGACAGGATAGAGCTAGCTTACAAGAAGCTTATGAATCTGTAAACGAGATGGTTGGTGGAGCTCCTATTATAGCTGTAACTGGTCTTGATCCACAACAAACTAATAAATGTGGTTGTGGAAGCAATGAATGTGACTGTGATAGTCATGGTCATGGTGGTGAGGAACATGATAATTCCGAAATTCACATGGCAAAAGCAGAACTTAAAAAAGCTGCTGATTATGCTACTCAACTTTCAGCTATATTAGATAATTTAGATGGGCTGGAAGGCTGGACAGCTTCAAAAATCACTAAAGCCGCTGACTACCTATCGTCTGTGTATCACTGGTTGGATTATGATGCTAACCAATCTCAAGACCCTGGTATGTTTAACGTAGGCTGTGAGCACAGCCCTGAGTATCAAGATAGGCCGTAATACACAATATTAAAATGAAAAGCTTTCTCCAGTATATACAAGAAAAATCAGTTGTTGGTTTAATTGAGTTCTTTGATATTGACGGTGTAGGTAAAACACCTGCTAAGCTAGACTCGGGTAACGGTGCATATAATGTACTACACGGTGAAGATATTCAAGAACAAGGTAATAAGGTGTTCTTTAGAACTGTTAACGGTAAGACCTTACTTAAAGATAAAAAGGGTGAGATAACTATTAACGTTGGAGCAGGTAATTCAGAGCATAGACCTGTAGTTAATTTCGATTTTAAAATAGGTAATAAGGAATTTAAAGATATTCCTTTCTCTATAGGTAATAGATCGACTAACTTATATAAAATACTTGTTGGTAAGGATTTTATTGAAAATAAGCTTGATGCGTTGATTGATGTCAGTAAGGAAAATATAGCTGACGATGATTTAGAGGTTAAGTATTAGTACCAATCCGGTATATATCGCTCCGTCCAAGTAGCAAAAGGTTTATCGCAACGAATATACTCTCTATATTTTTCAATAGTTGAGAGTTCGTCAAAGCCTTTAACCTTCCTACAATCGCATTCAGTGTTAATAGCTATAGCATAATCAGTTAATCCAGTTTTACTCATAATAGTATTATGGATGTTTTTACTACACCATTCAATAAACGTTTTTGTAAAGTGTTCTTTTGAATCTGGCCACCTATACATACGTTCTGTAAACATCTCTAGCGTATGATCAACTAACCACTTAAAATTATCCTTAGTTTCTCTAGCCCATATAGAGCATTGATGATTAAAATAACCTTTACCTCTTCTACGAGGTTTACCAGTAGAGGTTCTAGGTGTTGAGGGATGATCTAATAACTCTTGAGGGAACGCATGCGCTAACATAATAGCTCCTTCAATTTGCATCTTCGATCTTACATGCTGGTCACACAGATTAAAAGTAGAATATGCAGGATCATCATCAGTTACAAAAATATTCATAACTAATTATATGATAGTTCCTATTTATTGGTCTCAATAGCTTCTACTATCTCATCAAAACCTTTAACTAATTCAAAATCATCTTTAGATCTCTTAATTAATAAGGTAGGTACCGATTTAACACCGAATTCTTTAATAAGCTCTTGTTCTTCATCTATATCAATTGTATTAACCTTCAAACCTTTTTGATCTAGCATACTCTTTAACATGTGACAAGGACCACACCACTCAGCAGTAAATAATTTTATTGAAACCATATACAATATTATAATATTATGCATAAATATCAACATGAGAAGGTTAACTCAAAAAGAATTGGTACAAGAAGGTATTGGTGACTTCATAAAGAATACTGTTAAAGGTTCAGCTGTTCTAGGTGGTAGAGTACTTAAAGGGTTAGCGAAAGCTGCTTCACCAACAGCTACTGATCAGCTTCGTAAATTCGGTAAAGCATTTAAGGATACAGATAAAGCAGTAATTGCAGCGACTACACCAATAGATCAAAGAATAGATCAGTACTTTAAAGATATGGGGTATAACGTTAATCGTACAACTGCAGGTGCAGATAAAGATATATATGTTGTACAGGTAAGTGAGATAGGATACGACGACGATGGAGGTGAGGTTAACAATATAA